TTGCCGTTGATCGTTTCCGTGTAGGGCGCGGCGGCGTAGGGTGGCGCCACGCGGTGACGACCGAGGATGACCGGTATAGGCGCCCACTGCGCAGCCTGGTTGCGGCTGCCGGCGATCGAATAGCTGACCTTTGGAGCTTCAAGCTTCTGGGGGTCCTGTGGCTTCGGTGCGAACAGCTTGTTCAGCAGGAACTTCGCGCCGAACGACAGACCAGCGAGCAGCAGCTTGCCGAAGAACCCCATGGCCGCGACCGCTTGGCCGAAGGCTCCCACCGCGCCGATGATCGCGCCAATGATTGCCGTTATCGGTTCCTGCGCCACAGGACGAAGCGCCAGCGTCGTCGAGGGCTTGAGGCGGACACGATGCCACCGATCGGCGGGGATGACTTGACCGTCGATATAGGCGACGAAGTCTCGAGCCTCGTATTTCGTCGCGACCGATGCCCGCGCCGTCGCGACGATCTCGGCGATCGTCATGCCCGCCGGCAGGCGCAACGTCTGCGTCTCATGACGCATCGGATGCGTAGCGACGATCACCTTCACGTCATCGGCATGCGTCAACACCTCGCCGTCGAGGATCTTCGGAACGAGAGCGTTCATCGGCTTTCGTGCCTTAGGAAACCGAGCACGCGACGGCGCAGCCTGGGCGAATTGAGCGGCTCGATAACCGCCCCCGACTTCCGATCCGTATGCAGGACCATGTCGCCAGACGCAGCGATGCCCAGGTGGCAAGGGCGGCCCGCCAGAGCGAGCAGGACGACGTCACCGGGCTCGGGAGCGTCCACAGGTCGCCAGCAGTCCTTGCCGCCGTCGATAAGGGCGCTGATCGCTTCTCGATCCTGCGTTGTGACATAGTCTTCCGAATAGCTCGGAAGGATGATGCGGAAGACGTCCTCGTAAACGATGCGCAGCAGGCCGTAGCAGTCGGCCCCGTCGCGGTCCCGGCCGCGCTCGACAAAGGGCACGCCGACATAGGCGGACAGGTTCATCAGAACAGCCCTGGGAAGCCGCTCGGTGCAAAGACGCCAGCGGGAAAAGGTTCATCCGTCAGACTGTCGAGTCCAAGCTCCAGCGTGAGGCTTTCGGCATCGCCACGGAAGCCACGAATATCAAACTCCGGCGTGTCGTATTCGACGTCATTTGGCGAGGACGACAGCACCACCTGGATCGAGGCAGTGCCCGGTGTCGTCACGCTGCGCGCACGCTCGACAAGTTCCCGGCTGACGTTCTCGATCACGATGCGGGCCATGGGCGCACGCTCGCCGACATCGTCGGGTAATTGCACCGACATAGGCGCGAACAAGTATATATGCCCATTGCTTTCCGTGCCGTAGCGCAGGGGTGTTTCCGACAGCCGTTCGGTCGGATCGCTGGACAGGCGCGCGATGCCCGGAATGTCAGGGTGCTGGAGGGTGATCAGGACAACGGGAAACTTGTCGGTCTCCTGATCATAGGACGCCTGCCGGAATGTCAGGCTCACGGTTCGGCTCATGGCAGCACCTCAAGATCGAGCGTCACCGAGTAGTTGTCTGCGCCGAGCGGTGACCATGACGGCAGCGAGCCGGCGAACCGGACAAGCATCGTCGAGCCGTCGATCGGGTCCGGCATTTCAAAGGGCAGGCTGCCGCCTATGAGCGTCGCCTGAACGAAGTCGCGCAGATCGGCGAGCTGATCGCCGTCCATGATCATGCGACCCCTCAGAGGGCGAGGCGCTGCCGTCGAGCGCGGCCGCACCTTTGCAGGTCCGGTTTCCATCGGCGAGATGAGGCGGTTGTCGCCCATCGCATCCGAATAGCCGTCCATCTGCCAATAGTCGGGCAGGGACGCGGGCCAAGCATCAGCCATCCTATCGACCCTTCAGCGCGCCAGTCGTGCGCAGCGCCCGGTTTGCGGCCGTGCCACGGTTGCTCAGTTTGTCGGCGATCATCTGATCGATGATGACGTCCAGCTCGACAGTGCCCTCAGGCCCCTGCCGTTCCTGCGTGCGGACCTGAGCGCCGGCATTGTTGATCACGTTCAGGGTGACGCGCGCGCCGCCGCCATGCATCGCCACGCCGAGCCCACCGTCCGGCCCTCGACGAAGCGGCATGATTGCTTCCGGCCCGGCCTCGCCCATGAGGCCGACGCCCTGGGCAAAAGGGAAGATGGTCGGACGGTTGACGATGCCGCCTTGTGCGAACGGGATAAGCCCGCGATCGAACACACCACCCTTCGCAAAGAGTCCCCAACTGCCCGAGATGATGTCCAACGTCGCGGCCGGCGAGATCGCGTTCATGAAGCTGAACGCCCCACCGATTCCGCCGAAGCTGCCGATAAGGCCCTGAAACCAGTTCGAGCCGCCGCCCATGGGGTTCGCCAGAAACTGCTGCATGCCCTGGCTGAAATTCGACATGCCGGCCGACATCTGACTGACTGAGCCCGCGGCACGGGAAGCGCTTACACCGGTTTGACCGAGCCCACTGGCCGCCTGCTTTGCCGTGTTGGTGACGCGATCAACCGAGCCGCCGAACTTGCCCAGCGCTTCCTCTGCACCGCGCAGGCGGCCAGTGAAGTTATGCGCGGCCTCAGGGTTGTCTTCGCTCCACCCGAGCGGGCGTTCAAAACCAGCAAATGCCGCCGTGGCCCCGCGAACGTCTCTCGATGCCAGCAGGCGATCGAAAGCCGGGCGTTCAGAGGATTGCAGTTCCTTCCAGGCGAGATTGAGCTGAGCATTCGTATCGCCCAGCATGTGAGCGCCACCGCCGCGGTTGCTCCAGTGCTGGAACAGTCCGAATGCCTTGCCAGCGTCGCCAACGGCGCTCGGGTTGAACGCGGACTCGGCGCTGATATTGCCCATGATGCCCGCGATCTGATGCGGGGCAAGGCCCTTGCCGGCGAAGAAATTCCAGACCTGCCCCTCGACGCCGCCGGCGCTGGTGAGCCCGGCAGCCACGTTGCTGTTTGCAGGTGAGAAGATGCGTGAGACGTTCGAGCCAGCGCCGCCCAGGAACTCTGTCAGAGTCGTGTTCGCTTTGAAGCTGGACGCCGCCGACGCCCCGCCGTTGAACAATTGGCCGATCCATCCGCCAACAGACGCGCCGCTGCCTGCTGCCGGCGCAGTGCCAAAGAATGCGGCGAAGGGACCTTGTCCGAGCAACAGTGCCTGGAGCACGGCATCCGCCAGCGCAGAGACAACACGGCGTAGCGCACGCTCGGCGCCATCGGCCCCGGATGCGAGATCGTCGAGCACGCCCATTGCCAGCCCACCGAAGAACTCGGCGCGCTCGTTTACTTCGTCCTGCTGCCGGGCGAGATCGGCAAGGCGCAGCTTGTATTCGGTGATCTGCTCAGCATTGGCGCGCAGCGCATTGGCTTCCTCACCATGCAGGTCGATACCCATGCGGCGGATATCCTGCTCCACCTGCATCTGAGAGACGGCACGGGCGCGGGCCGCATCCGTCTGTCCGATCACACTGGCCTCGAGCCTGAGCGCGTCGATCTGTTCGAGCTGTGTCTTCAGCATCTCCCGTGCGCGGTCGACGCGCGGGTCTGCCTCCATCTCGATCAATGGGCGCGGCGTCGGCGTCGGTATGCCGATCGATTCACGCTCCAATTGCTCGCGCTGTCGGCGGTACTCTTCGATTTGCTGTAATGTCTGGAACGGCGTGCTGTAGAAGCCGCCGAGAGGATCTAGCCCTGGCAGGACGGAACGCTGATTGAGAAGCTGCCCTCCGAGAATACTTGCCCCTTCCTGAAGGAACTGTGCTTCCGTCCGCAATTCGCCGGCACGTTTTGCCGCTGAACCAAGCTGTTGAGCGAGTTCTTCGAACTGGTCGGCATAGTCCTGGATGACCGGAATGCCGGTCTGCTCCATCAGTTTGTTCAGTTCGCTCTGGACGCGCTGCGCGTCTTCGGCCGTCGCTGTGCTCGCTGCGATCTTGCTGTCGAGTATGTCGTATGCGTCCTGCAATGGCACGAGCAGGCTTTTGTTGGCTCCCTCGGCCGCGCGGAGCTGTTCGATCAGTGTTGCAAAGTCGATGGATAGATCGCCGCGGCCGCCTCGCGCATCGTCGTATTGCTCGCGGGCGAGATTGTTGCCGACGGCAAGGCGGTCCTGAATATCTTTCTGCCGCTGGAGCTCATCGTTGTAGTCGCGCAGCTTGGGCATAGCATCGCCCCAGCGCGCGGCGACCCGCGCAATGAGTTCTGCTTGCTCCTTTAGAGCCGTTTCCGATTCGTCGGCCGCCTCACCCCATGAGGCGAAATACTGGATGGCTGCGGCCGCCGCACCGGTCAACCCGACCGCGATGATGCTAACCGGACTGACGAGTCCGAGCAGGGCAGCGCCGAGCGCGCGGGCAGCGCCGGCCGCACCGAGAGGTCCCAGTGCTCCGGCAAGCTGTGTGCCCTGCTGGACGGCCGTCACAAGCGGCGCCTGGCCGGCCATCGCCATCATGCCGATGTCCTGGAGTTGGAACATCGCATTTTGCGCAACGAAACGGTTGTTGTCGTTGGCGATCGACGGCGTATCGTTCAGGCGAATTTGCGCCTGCCTGACGCGCTCGATGTCGGCGATCTGCCGGCTGCGCAATGCCTCGATCTGGGCGGTGGCATTGACCTGCGTGGTGACGCCGAGCATGACCGCCTTGTCGACCAAGGCGAGCGCCCGCGTCATTTCCCGCTCAGCGGCGAGCTGAGCCTTGACGACAGGATCGATCGCTCCGCGCAGCCGATCATAGGCTCGCGTGACCCGATCAACGCTCGTCGGTATCTCGTCGAATACCTTGCCGGCTGAACGGCGCAGCTCTTCCGCCTTGGCGTGCGCGCCGTCCATTGCCCGCTCATACGCGGCCAGGCCAGCCTGAGCGCCACGGGCGTCGACTGTGAGTTCAGTTACCGCTGCTGCTGCCATCTGTCTTTTCGCCCTCTCGGGGCTTGCCGTGCTCGGCGAGGAAGATCACGTCGAGCCGTTCGATCATCTCGATCTCCCAGGGCGTGAACCGAAACCCGGTCACGCGCTGGAAAGCGTCGATGTCGGAATAACTGATGAAGCCGAGACCGAACCCGTTCGTCGATCGCCTGTTCGAGAGGCGGACGAACTTGTTCCACAGGTAGACCGCATGCCGCGGGAGAGGCGGCAGCGCGAGTTCGGCTTCAAGTTCCTCGCGCCGCTTGTCGGTCCGCGCTCGGTCGCGCAGACCTTCGATGTTCTTTCGATCTTCGGCGCTCAGCGAAAAGTACGCCCTCGCGTGAGCCTCTAGGCCGTCTGCGAGGGTTTCGTAAAAGACCGCTCGTCGCCGATCACGTCGATCAACTGCGCAACGACCCAGCCCATTTTCGCGTGGCCGAGAACCTTGGTCGCGTTCTCGTCCGAGTAGGCGAGCGGCTCAGGCGAGATGAAGTCGATCTTGACCGGCGTCCAGCCGATCACGCGGCTGCATACCCATGCGATGTTATCGCGGCGCTGCTCTTCCGGGTCCCGCTCGTCGGGCTTGATCTTGCGGCCGTTCAGTTGCTGCGCCTCGATCGCGGCCTGGCGTTTTGCGCCCTTGCGCGCGGACTCGTTCACCCATGCCTGGGCCTTCGGGTGATCCACATAGGCGATGTCGATTTTCCAGCCGCTGCCGATCTGCGTGCCGGGCTTCAAAACCTCGTAGGTGATGCTGTCCAACGGGACAATTGCACCGATGTCGGTGACTTCCATGGCCGTGTTCCTTTTGCCGGAAAGGTGGGGCGGCGGGACCGGCATCCCGCCGCCTTTCTTCTGCGCAGAAGCGCTACCCACTGCCGGGCGGGGTTCGATCGTCACTTGGCTTTCGCCACGACCTTGTCGACGGCCTTCTGGGCTGCCGAGCCGGCCTTGTCGACCGTCGAGGAATCGACGTTTCCAGCCACCGCCACGGTCACCGATGCCTTTGCCGTCTCGCTGACAGGAATGGCATCGAGGTCGCGCCAATTGGCCGGGAGCGTGGTGCGATAGCCGGCCTTCTCAGCCTCACCGATCGCTGACTTGAGTGCGGAAGCTGCCTCCCGCACTGCCTTCTCATGGTTTTTCATTGGGGGGTCCTTTCCCGGTTACGATGCGTTGCTCACCTGGAGCTTCACCATGCAGGGATCGAACGCGCCGCCAGCGCCGTCGATGCCCACAAGTGCAGGCGGGATCGAGATCGACTGCGTGCGCGGCCCGCCTTCCTTGGCGAGCGCGGACTTGTCGACCGAGCCCAGGGTGAAATTCGGCACGAAGAGCGAGAAAAAGTCCGCAGGCGCCGTCTCGTTCTCAGAGGCCATGACATGCAGCGATAGCGGCGTCTCTGCGATGAAGTCGGCCACGGCGAGCAGGTCCTTGCGCAGCATGGACAAATTCATCGAGACCATCATCGAGCCATTGAAGACGTCGGCGACGAATTTCGACGCCGAGCCGAAGGTGTCCGGCGCGGACGGACGGATATCGACCGTGATGTCGAGTGACGTCAGGTCGACAATGTCCGTCGTTCCCATGCGGATCGCCGCCTCGACGACAGCGAGCGGAACGCTCGTCGTGGTGCTCGGCGTGGTGAAGTGCGGGGACGAGCCAGAGGCTGCTGCATCGAACTGGCCGGTTCCGACCCAACTGGTGTCCAGCATGATATTGCTGTTCGGCTGCATCGAGAGGCGGAATGAGCCCCAACTGCAGTCGGTGAACAGTTCCGACCGGTCCAGATCATATTCATGCTCTTCGATCGTGAAGTAGCGCTTCACCAGCGAGCCGGCAGCCGGATTGATCAGCACGCGGCCGGGGCGGGTGATCGTGAAGGCGGTATCGGCGACCGCGTTCAGGGTGAGCGTCTCGGCTACGGTGATCGTCGTGGCGGTCAGCCCGGTGATGCGCAGGTTGCGGCTGTTGTTGCCCGCCGTCGAATGGCCGGTGAGGCGGATGACGTCGCCGACACGCAGGCCGACGGTGATCCATGAACCGGTGTTGCCGACGATCGTGCTGGCCGTCGTCGTGATCTCGGTCGGACCGCCAGACGTCGCTTCGGTGATCGCGAGATCGGCAGAGCCGAACGTGCCACGCATGACAGCTTCGAAAATGTCATCGAAGGTGCCCATGGACAGTTCGCTGGTATAGTTGCCGTTCGAGCGCTGCAAACCGTGACGGCCGCGCGTCGACATGCCGTCCCGGCGAACTTCCCGGCTCTCGATAGCGGCCTTGGACATGCGACCGCCCTGGCCGCCAGTCTGCCGCAAAACCTTGGCCCCCGAGCCGTTCGCCTGGGTGCCTTTCGCGGACTGCACTTTGAACGCCGCGAAGCCGTTCCACTGTTCCGAGTATGCCATTGTCTGGGCTCCTTACTTTTGCGGGTCAGCCGCGGTGCCAGTAGGTGAAGTCGACGGCCAGGGTGACGCGAAACCAGTTCCCGTCGTCGTCCGATGTCGCGCCGCCGTCGACCTGGGGATTCAGCGTTCGGACATATGAGCCGAGCCCGTCGTCGTAGAACTTCGCTGCTCGGAAGAGTTCGCCGATCGTGACGGCGTATTGCTGCGCCTGGGCGAGGCCAGACCCGACAGGGACAAAGACGTGCACGTAGATCATGCCGTCATAGCGCCAGCCCCGCTGTCCGACCGTGCCGAACGTCCATAGCCTGCTGCCGAGTCCGGCCACCTCCAGATGAACCCATGGCTGTAGAACGCTGTCGCCATCCACCGGGGGCCACGGCTGAGCCGGGGTTTCGTTCTGGAACGATATCCTCGTCGTGAGCCAATTCGTTTCGAGCCGCGAACGGATCGCAGCAACGGCGCCAGCGTAGTCGGCCATGGTCTCAGCGTTCCCTGATGAGCATCGCCGGCGCGCGGCCCGATCTGAGGTTGCGATAAGCAAAGCGGATATCGACCAGCCGGCCGTGAGTGGATCGCATCATGCGAACCGCCTCCAGGTAGACCTGATCGGTCCCCGGCACCCGCATGCGCATCAGGCCTATTTCGATCTTGCGCGCGTAGGGCATGGGGTTCGCGATGAACACCTCGTCTCCAGGCTTCCATCCGTCCAGATCGGTGACGGGTTGCCCGTTCAGGAACATCGTATGCAGGTCGCGGTAGTGACCGCGCTCGACAGGACCGAGCGGGGAGCGCGCCTTCAGCACTTCGATCGCGTCGCGCGCCACTTCCTCAAGCCGGTGATAGATGTAGTGAATGACACCGTTCAGCCGGACCGCGTCTTCCCGAGCGCCCTCGACACCGTCGACAAAGCGCGTGAAGGACTGAGGCCGCGGCTCAGCCGAAAGGATTTTCCCATGCTCCCGCTTGGCGAAAGCCGCGATCTGCTTACGCACCTCGTCGGCCGTCGCGTTCTTCGCGGCCTGAAAGCTGAAGGCGAGGGCGGTCATCCGCGTAACTGCAACTCATGGCGAACGATCGAGCCGGCAAGCCGGACGATGTTCACCGAGATGATGCGGCGAGGCGTCCCGCCGACGACGAGATAGCCGTTCTGGACAGGGACCGCCCCCAAGCCTGTCGGTGAAAGTATCGCCTTGCTGTCGCCCTGCTGGATGATGCCGACGATCTCGTCGGGGCGGTATCCTCGAACGAAGGCGTTCGTCGCAACTTCGCCGACGGCACTGTTTCCCGTGCGCAGCTTGACCGCTTCGCCATGGTCCGCGATCTGCGCGTCGAGCGAGCCGATGATCTCTGCCGGCGTCATACCGTGTAGACCCTCAGGCCGGACAGCAGCCGGTCCGTCATCTGCCGGATGATCACGTTCGCCTGATCGCTCACGACATATTGGCGCATACCGATTCCCTCGACCTGATCGGATCGCAGGAACAGGTTTTCTGTTCGAAAGGTCGACTTCAAATGCTGCACGGTCGCAATGATCGCCTGCCGCGCCCGCTCAGGCACCGGCCCCGTGCCGCCTTCGTTTGAGGCGTCCTCGTCATTGTACCCGGCCTGGTATTCGATCCTGAGGGCGTCGGGTGCGCATGACAGGCTCGGGAACGAGAAGCCGGCCGCGAACCAGATGCGATCGTCGACCATCCGCCAGGCGTCGTCGGGGACACTGAACTCATTATCGGCCGCATCGAGGTAGGCGATGTTTTCCACCTCGATCACCGGGCCATAGGGCAGCAGCATGTTGCGGCCACAGAAACTATCCTGGGTGAGGCGCAGGACCTGAGGCCCGAAACACCGGCCCAGCCAGCCGGACGGCCCGTCTATGTCCTCGGTGACCGCCTGGATCAGCGCAGCGACTGCCGGATCGTTTGCCGCGTGGCTGCCGACGATATCTGCCGGCGTCACAATGGCTTCAGGCGCTGAAATGACGCGTACCGTTTGCTTCATGGGGGGGTCCTGCTGTCACGCCGAAAGGGCCGGAATGAGCAAGCTCAAACCAGCCCCCGGTAGCGTGACATTTCCGGCTTAGGAGATGTGGACGCGAAACTTGCCCGACTTCACGTTGCCGCCTTGCGCGATCACGATCTTGACGCGCGAGACGATCGCGATTTTGTCGCGAACAGCTTCACCGCCAGACGCGTAAAGCCCGCCGGCGCCTGCCTGGGTATGAACCGCGCCGCGCGGCCGAACGATCTCGGATGCGTTGATGTTGGTGTCGGTCCACAGGCTTTCGCCGGTGAGCTCGTCCGTGATTGTGAAGTCGACGCCGTCTGCGAAGTCGACCTTCTCATAGCCGATGGACTCCAGCAGGCCGCGGCACTTGCCGGCGGACGGCAGATAGGCGGTGGCGCTGCCATCGGCAGCAGTAGTCACAGTCACCTCGTAAAGGCGCATATTCGTTCTCCGTTTTAAGGAACCTGAGGGCAGAGCCCCGAACTGCCGGACAGCCGGCCCTACTGCTTGAGCCTCGACAGCAGCGGGTAGAGATCGCAGGTGATCTGCGTCCCGTCGCCGTTGGTGAGGATCAGCAATGCTTCGTCGGTGATCGACATATCGACGACTGGTTCGCCGTCCTTGCCGCGATCACCCTTCAACTTTTCGCCGCGCGGGCCTGGCCGTCCTGGCTTGCCCTGCGCCGATATCATCTGCCAACCTTCGCCAGGGCAGGGGCCGGGTTCATCCCTACGGGCAACGAAAGCAGCGCCATTGAGTGCGACGACGTCGAGCGCCTCATAAGCGGGCTGCCCGTTCGCGAATGCCTCAGGATCGAACGTGCCACGGATTCGGAACGACCGGCCGGGCTTCCCATCCACACCGCCCCGAGCAATGCAGTTCCAGTCGTCATGAGGTGGCGCGCGGCCGGTGTCCTTGTTCGCCTGGAACGTTGACCCCTCATGAGTGACGACGTCGCCTTCGTAGTGGACGCGATCCTCCCACGCTTTGACGATCGGCAGCTTTCCGTCCTTGCCCGGCTCGGGCGGGGGCAATTTGGACACCGCCTCGTCGACCATTGAACGGATGACCTCGGGATCGGCGTCGGCGCCGTCCTTCAACGTCGCGAGACGCTCAGCCACTTGCCGTTCGAGGTCCGCAACAGCAGCGATGCGGGTGTCCAGCAACGCGAGACGTTCGCGGTGCTCAGTATCGCGGGCGTCCTTCTCAGCTTGAGCGGTGCGGCGCAGCTCGGCGATCTCTCGCGCGATCGCATCGGTGACCGCATCAGTGAAGGAGCGCAGAGACGCGGGCATCGAGTTCGCGGGTGTAGTCGTCATAGCTGCGCCCTGCGTCGTCATCGTTTTCCTCGTCCTGTTCCGCTGGCGCGGGCTTCGCCGCTGCGCCTGCCTTGTCAGACGGTTTCATGTTCGCGCCGTAGCTGAGCGGAACGACCTGTTCCTGCACGCGCGGCTCTTTGCCGACGCCGCCTGCCGATGCGGGAAGATCTTCCTCGGCGCGGGCTTCATCCGAACTGTGAATGCCGCTTGTGACGCTGCGCGCCAGCGCTTCGATACGATCCTTGAACGCGCTGCGCTGGAGCGCCTTGGTATCGAACTCGAGATACTCTTCCGGCATGCCCCTGAGTTCGAATAGCTGGCCGAACGCTTCCTCGATGTGGTTCAGCGCGAAGCCGAGTCCGGTTGCGATCCATGACTGCATGAGCGCTTCGGTTGACGCGAAAGCGCTCTTCTCGCCCATGCCAAGGACCTGCAACGGCATGCGGAAGGCGAGGGCGACATTTTGATCGGTCATCTTCAGCAGTTCGGCCAACTGCCCGTCGCGTGCGCTTGCCTTGATTTCTTTCGCCTTGAGGCCCCAGGTGAGGATCGGCGTGCCGCCGGCGTTCTCGCCGCGCGTCTGTTCGTTCCAGTGCTCGCGAAGCTCCTGGGCTTGCTGCTTGTTCAGCTTTTCGTCCGTTTCTAGCATAAAGCTCGGACGCGCTTGATTCAGGTAGAACACCACCTGCTGGCTGAGTGCCGCGCCGGACATGGCGAGGTCCAGCGTCGCGGCGAGGATCGGTGAGACACCTTTCAGCGGATGCTGCGGCGTATGAAGGCGGACATGCAGCACGTCACGCGCCGGCACGGGCAAGGAGAAATTGAACCGCTGCTCGGCTACTTCGTTGCCGCTCAGGCTGTAGAAGATCGAGCCATCAAGTGCGATGCGAGCGCGGCCATTCCGCATCAAATGCAGCTCGACGATCTCTTCTCGGCCGTTGCGCACGGCATAGGCGAACGCCTCGCCCTTATCGTAAAGCCGACGGGTGAGATTCAGCAAAAGGTCCGACCCGGACTGATAGTCGTTCGGACGCTTGAGAACGCGCGAGAGGGCTGAGTTCAGTCGGGTGCGTCCGCCGTCGGCATTCTTCTGCCAGTGCCCAGGAGGGCACATTGCGACCGTCTGCGAATAGGCAGAGATGCACGCCTCGACCATGGCATTCGCCTGACCGTATGGCTGAACCGAGTAGCCCATCTGCCACCAGTTCAGAAACTTGCCGGCGGCCGCCGACAGGTAGCCGTCGGAAAGCAGATATGGACCCGGACGATATTCGCCTTCCTTCGCGCTGCGCGTCGACAGCCAGGACGAAGGCATCATCCGGGTGAGAAAGTTCGCCATAGTCTTAGACGGACTTCATCTCGCGATTGCCGTAAGTGCCCGCCCGCATCGCGTCCAGATCGGCCTGGGACGGGAAGGGTGCCTCGGGGGTTGCGTCGGTTGCCTTCGCCTTTGCCGCCTTGTCAGCGGCCTTTGCGGTGGCTTCGTCGGTCGATTCCGAACGGATGTCATCGGCCTTCGCCTGGCTCGGGACCGGCTTGGCCGTGCTCTTCGGTGCCTTCGTCATGGTGATCTCCGTTGAACGAAAAAGAGGGCGAGGCGCGGACGCCTCACCCCATGGCTTGCTCAGGTCCGATTAGGCCGAGTAGGTCCAGTCGGCGCCGTCGATCCACTGGACCATGCCGTCGCGGCGCATCGCCCAAGTCACGTCGAGCAGCATGCGCAGTGCGATGCTTGCCGTCTGGAACATGGAAATGACCGGGGCAGAGACAGTGTTCGGCGAACCCGCCGCGCTGATCTGCGCCGGGGACGTATCCTCGGCATGGATCACCGCCTGCTCGCTCGCATCGAACTCCGGCTGATCGCCGGCAGCCGCTGCGAAGTCTGCCGCGTCGATCATGACGAGGCGTCCTGCCGTGACGTTCACCGATGCGATCGGCGTGATGCCGGCGTCGGTGAGAAGCTGGCGCATCGAGCCGAGCTTATCGTCCGGACCGGGAACAAAGCTCAGCTTGCGGGCTTCGCGCTTGTTCATGAGCAGGACGAGATTGCGACCCGCCTTTGCCGTATCGAACGGCGAGGCCAGAGTCTCGATGTCTTCCATGATCGCGGCCCAGCCGCCGGCGGTCGATGCCGTCAGCGCCGAGATGCCATTGAGAAGGCCTGCGGGACGCGTCGCCGAACCGGCAGTAGTATCGATCAGCAGGGTGTCGATGGTGTCCGCGGTGTCGCCGCGGATTTCCTGACGGAGCAGGTTTTCGATCTGCGGATTCGAATACTTCGCGATCTCCTTCGTGAAGTAGGAGATCACGCCCATCTTGTGCGGGCTCAGCGTCTTGCTGGTGAGGCCGAACCGGCGGACCGGGATCGGTGCGCCTTCAGCGACGAAGGAACCCGAGATCGACGGGGTTGTCGCACGGGACGGCACTTTCAGCGCGCCGCGACCGACACCGAACTGCAGATTGGTGCCCATACCTGCGAGGCGCGGGAAGAACGAGATGTCGCGCAGCGTTTCGAGGAACGCCACGGTCTCAGTCTCGATCAGTTCCGACGCCCAGCCCTGGACAGACGTCTTTGCCGGATCGACGGCAGCGCGGACGAAAACGTTCGTCGCTTCGTGATCGCGGTAACGCTCTTCCAGGATCGCGATCGGATCGCGCTGGGTGACCTGCGCCATGATGGTGCAGACACCAGCACGGATCACCAGATCGCCCGGCTCCGGCTCGCGTTCCTTGATGCTGAGCGGGCGGCGGTTGTGCTTCGTGCCGCGCTCGCCACCTTCACCACCATTGCCGCCGCCGTTGTTCGGCAGCGTGGTAGCGGCGAGGGCGCGTTCGGCATCCTTCAGCGAGGTGAGGCGAGCCTGGCGCTCTTCCATCTCGGTCTTGAGGGTGTCGGCCTGTTCCATGTCGAAGTCGTCGACCGCGACGTGGTTCTGATAGGCATCGCGGGCAGTCGTGTAGGCAGTGTTCGCTGCGGCAATGCGCTGTGCGAGGGTGCTCATGTTCTTTGCTTTCATGTTCGGAGGGTTGGCGGCGTGCTCGCCGGTGCGCACGTGCCGCTCGCCTTGTTCGGCATGCTCGCCGAAGACGGTGCGGATCGTGGATTCGGAGATGTTCAGGGACCGCGCCATCGACAGCGCGTTCTTGTTGGAAGGGACCGAGACGAGCGACACTTCCAGCAGCTCGGTCTCTTCGAAGTCGAAACCGCCCTGGGCAGGGTTGCCCATCTTGATCGGGTTGAAGCCTACAGAGACGGCGCGGATGATGCGCTGCTCGATCATGCTGCGCAGTTCGTCGATGAACGCCGCGGTTCCCTGCGCAGCTAGGACGAGGCGGCCAACAAGCTTGTTGCCCTCGACGCGGACATTCTCCCAGCGTCCGATCGGCCGCGTGCCCCAGGCCGGATCGCGACCATGCGCCCAAAGCGCCTGAGGGTTGCGGCGGAAGCGGCTCAGCTCCCAGCCTTTCGGGTTGAAGCGCGTCCCGTGGTTGTCGAGACTGCCATCCGAGATGACAAAGTCCATGCCATCGCCGGCCGAAACCGTCGCTCGGTAGTGCATCGTCATTTCTGGCTGTCCCTAAGCTTTCAGGCGACCATCGCCATGATGTCGAGGGTCGGGGTCCCGTCCTCGAATTTCTTTGCCGTACTCACCGCCATGAGGGCGGCGACGAGGCCGTCGATCCGAACCGTCGCATTCCGATTCGAGCGTTCCTTGTCGACCTTCAGATTTCCGGCCGGGTCCTTCACCGTCACCGCATTTGCAACGCAGGCGTTCAGCACCGGATTGCCGTCGTGTTTCAGTCGCCCCGAGAGTGCCAATTCGACGAATTGCTCGATCGCCGGGGACATATCCTTGAAGCCTTGGCCGTGGGGATCGAGCGGCAGGTCGACACCCTCGTCGGCCAGGTCGACCTTGAAGTCGTCGATCCGCCAGCGGTCATAGCCGATCGCGCGAACATCGAAGTCGCGGAGAAGATCCCCGAGCTGCGCGGCGATGTAGCGATATTTGATGACGGGGCCGGGAACGGCAGTGATGAAGCCCTTCGATATCCAGACGCGGAAAAGGTCGCGCTCTTTTTCGCGCCTCGCTTCCATCTGGCCCTCAGGTGTCCAGAAATACGACAGCAGGTCATAACCTGGTTCCGGCTCGTCATCCGGGAAAGCCAGCACCAGCGCCGACAGGTCATCCTTGCCCGACAGATCGAGCCCGCCGAAACACCGTCTCCCCTTCAGGTCCGCCACGTCGAGACTTGCCTTGCAAGCTTCCCAGATCGGCCGCGTCACGATGCGGGCCTCAGCGTTTCCGTCGATCCGCTGATTAAGCCGCAGGTTCCTGTAGCGCGCTTCGAAAGCTGGGCTGCGTCGCGCGCGCTCGGCTTCCGTGACGATGTCGCTGACATCGAGAAAGATATCGGCGGCCGGGTTGCACGCTCTGATCGTTTTCGGATCGAACGGGTCCGCATCGAGCGGGGCCGTTTCGAGCACCAGCACTGTCGACGGGTCCGCTTCTGCGTCGTCAATGAGCAGCGACAGCGGATGATCATCGTTCGGCGCCTGCGTCGAGAGGATCATTCCCAGACAGGCCGTCCGCTTGCCGGCGGACGCGATCAGGTTTTCCAGCAGTTCGCCGTCCCGCGCCTGGGCGAGCTCGTCGTAAACCCAGAACGAGGGTGCACGGCCATGCGCCTTTCGGGCATCGGCTGACAGAGCCTCGTATGTCGACCCGTCCCCATCGCCAGACAGCACCTCGATTCGCTTGTGGAACCGCACGCAGTTGGTGCGCGCCGCAAACTCGGGAATGGCAACGATGATCGCTTCCATTTCCCGATAGACCAGCGCCGCCATGTCGCGGTCGATCGAGGCCGAGTAGACCTCGCCACGCGGTTCCGATTCCGGTCCGAGCAGGTGACAGAGCGCCAGGCCGGCGACGAGCCCGGTTTTTCCATTCCCTTTCGGTTCGGACTTGATCGCAAGACGCTTCCGCTTTTTGCCGGTCGGTTTGTAGACCCGCCGAATGAAGTCCCGTTGCCCAGGCAGCAGCTTCATCCGCTTGCCCTGCAATTTGCCTTTCGTGATCGGCAGGAACTCCAGGAAGGCGATGACGCGCGCGACGCGGTCCAGCCCCGTCTTTTCCCACGGCAACGGCCGCGGCGCTTCGTCGTCCAGCCTCTCGCGCGCCAATTTTGCTCGCGAAGCGCCGGGACCTCTCAAGCCCATGCCGGTTCGACCTGCTGAAAACTAATTCTGCGCGACAGCCCAGGGCGGTGTCCGGCCCAGTCGGCTCAGACTTTTCGACCCCGCCCCCCGGTCACTCGATCGGCCAGCCATCAAGTCCGATCTCCGGTCTGGGTGCCCTCGTGCCGAATTGCTCGGCTGTCCTGATGCGGTGATGTCGATCGCAGAGGCAGCGGACATTCTCGTCGACGTCCTCGCCGCCCTGTGCGAGCGGCAGTATGTGATCCGGCACGGTAGCCAACACCAGCAGCCCGTCCTGCTCTTTGCAGTCTCGACAGAACGGCTCATTGGCTAGACGCCGGGCGCGAAGCTTCACGCCTCGACGGCCTCGGATGCGTTCACCCATGTTCAGGACCCTGCGCGGACGCCGCAAACGTTAGAAAACGTTGGCAAACGTTTCAGGCGGCGCGCTCTAAACGAAAAGCCCCGCCGGATTGCTCGGGCAGGGCTCCAGTCGCATTACTGCGAATGGTTTTCATCTAGGGTATTCGTGCCATGATGTCAACAACTTGCGCGGAGTCAGGCGAGCGCTCGCTATAGGTGGTGCTCTTGGACAGGTGCGGTGTCCATGGACGGTCGCGTGACTGTTCTGGGACAGGGGTTACCCAGGGGTTATCCCTAGCACGTGCTCAGCATTTGCTTGGCACCTGCATTGCAGATGCATCGGCACTGCCACGGCTATGCCGGCGCAATGCATTGGCATAGGCCACCGCCAGTGTTTTCAACAGCTTAGGTGAGGGGCTGTTTCGCTGCCTGTCTCGGTAGCTGTCTCGCCGGACGCAAGCTCGGGGCAGATATCCCCGCCATTTCATGGGCTTCCGCCGAATTGCTCTGTCTCAGGTTCTGTTTCGGCGGCCGTTTCGCAGAAGCCGGGCTTGAGCATTGCTTGAGCATTGCTAGTTCGGAACTGGTTCCGAACCGGTGTCACGCTCTGTCACGCGTGACGCCTTGTGACGTAACGGTGACGTTACACCGCCGTCACGTGATGTCACGTGAGCGGGGCCGGTTTCACGTGACACCCATCGCGCTAGCATGCGCTAGCATTTGGTTGCGGTTTGGCTCGGCTAAGGCGTTGTTTTTGTTGCATCCGGGGATCTTTTTCGGCGAGAAAAACTAGCTGAAAAGCCGCCGTTTTCCGCGGACTTCCGCCGACTTCTGCGGATTCGCCCTTGGGGCTCGGCTGCGTTCGGCTCGTCGAGCGTTCGGCGATCACGCGGCGAATTGCAGCTCTTTCGCCAGTGCGCGCAAGTCCTGGTGCAGCACCGCCGCCATGTCGCGTTTGTTCGCGTCGCAGCCCTGGGCGATCTCGTCGGCGGTTTTTCCCTCGACGCAGTAGCTGATCAGGCGCTCGGTCGACGCGTGGCCGAGTCCGGCCAGCGCTTTCAGCTTGTCGATCGCCGCGATCCGGCCTTCGGCCATATCCGTCATGTGGCCCGAGCTCGTGCCGCGCAAAAAGTCGGCCGAACTGGCGATCGTCATGCCGGCGCGTTCGCAGAGCCGCGCGAATTGGCTGCCCGCATGGTAGAGCGCGCTCTGCGCGTTCCGGCCATATCGCCACTCGAAACTGCCCGGCCGCGACCGGATGGTTTTCCGGCCGGTCATGTTGCCCGCCAGGCGGGTCCGAACTGTCGTCAGCTTCGTGCCGTCCTTGCCGCCGTCCTCCCGGCGCAATCGATCGACCTTTCGCGCCGCCGCGACGCGTTTTTTTAGGTCCTCGGCAACGTTCGCCGGTTCAGCCCGGTGCTCGGCGACTGCTTTCAGCAGCGCCGCCTGCCGCGCCCGCCGAATTTTCAGGTCGATCCGCTTCCCGTTGACCACCCGGATGCCCGGTTCGCGGGGCTTGTCTTTCCGCCTTCTCATGCCCGCCGCACCTTTCCTGGTTTCAGGCCGCGTCGCTCGGGCCGCGATCGCGGTAGCCGTGCGCAAGCTCTGCCTGCACCGCATCAGCAAACGCGCGCAGTTGGGTGTCGGCCTCTGCCTTCGGCAGGCCGATCCGCTCAAAGTGCCTCTCCGCCGCCGATATGACTTGGCGCCAGTAGGCATCGGCGTCCGCGCCGTTTTTTCGGGCCAGAATTTCGGCTGTCCGCCGAATTTTGCCGACCCGCCGGTTCATCGGGAATGGGACCACCGCACAAGGCGGGGCCCACGCCTCTGTCGTTTCGAGTTTTCGCTTCATGCCGCCTTCCTCTTGTGGCGGGAGGGGTCAGGCTGGCCGGGCCGCTTTTCGCTCCCTCCCTGTGGTATATTATATGTGGGTGACGTGGGCACCCCATTCATGTTGGCTACATCGGCCATTTCGGGTGACGTAGGCATCCCATTCGGGTGCTGTCGTCCCCCCATGTCCTTCTTGATCGGGTGATGTCGTCCCCTCATTGGGGTGCTGTCGTCACCCCGCGCTGTTGCCGGGGGTTGCCAGCGCATGAACTCTTTCGTCGGACCGGACAACACCTTGAGCGGATAGTCGACGGCGTGTTCGGTAAGAATGTAGGTGCTGGACCGGCTGCCGCCTTCCTTGCGCCATTTCCAGTCGAAATGCCCGATAGCTGCCCGCTTGATGAAGCCGCGCTCTATGAGCGTCCGCAGGGCGCGATCAGCAGGCTTGTTGCTGCAATTCAGCGCCGCGCGCATCTCTTCGCCACTAAAGCCGATGTTGCCGTTGTTCGAGCCGTTGTAGCGCTGCTTGAACTCGATATAGAGCGCGCGCTCGTACACATCGAGGGAGCGCCAAGCAGCGCTGCGCGTGAACCATTCGTACAGCCTGAGGTGACGTGGCTCGCCACCTGTGCGGCTATTCTTTTTCGTCATTCTGCGACTCCGTTTCTATTGGTGAGAACTCTTTCAAGCGCTTCCTCCCAAGGCAGTGTCTGATCGCTTTCAAATTCCCGCCGAACCTTGTCAGCGAGATCGGCCGGCAACCCCACTCCGGCCGCATAGTCTCGAGCCGCCCTTTCCAGATCGGCGACCGTCTTTTTCAGGTGGTGACGGCCAATGATCTGCCGTGCGCAACGCTCCAGGCTGTCAGCGTCCGGGACGACCTTTTCAACACCATGATCGCGCAGCCCTTGTTCGATCCAGGCGACGAAAACGTCTGAGGGCATGGCATTGAGTTCAACACGCTCGCCCCCGGCAATGAAGTGCAACTCGTCGGGTGTCGCGCCGTGCTCCCGTAGGCCGTCCAAGATGCGCCGGTGATCGCCTTCGATCTCCTGTCGCTCAGCCTGTAGCTTCATCGCATCGGCCTGGGCGTAGGTGAGCCCGAGACGCCGGATATCGGGCTCATGAGTGAACCGGTAGCGCGCGCTGTCGCTGCCGAGCGTCCCGAAAATGCGGATGCCGGCCATGTCGAGATCGTGAGCGACAAGGATCTTCGCTCCAGCCGCTGAAATGCGGTCTACCATCTTGCGCGCCGCGATAACCGACATGCCCTTGGTCGACATGACGCCGATGTCGAAACGCTCGGCGATCTGCGCGGCACGGATCAGCGGCTCGAAGCCTTCCTTCTCGATGAACAGGACAGCCCCATAGCGGTCACCGGGTCCGTCGGTGGCGCTGAGGCCGCTGGTGGTCGAAATGAGCGCCGTATCGACGCGCGGACGGCGCTGGAGGTATTCCCGGACCTGGATAGTGCCCAGGGGCACGCTGCTGCCCGTGTGAGGCTCTACAAAGTGGCCGCGCGCATCATAGACGACGTCCCAGTCGGCCGTGATGTCTGGGAACTCTTCCATGAAGGCAGGAAGCAGGTTCTGCGTGAAGTAGGCGTCTTTCAGCTTGCTGGAACCGGTGCGCTGCAGAATGATCGGGCGAGCGGCGTACATGATCTGACGGGCATTTGCAGGAAGGGTTCCGCCGGCGCTGGCTTTCAGATAGGCATCTTCCATCGCATCGAAGGCAGCAACCTTGATGGACACCGACTTGCTGACAGGCCGGTGCGCCCGCCGAAGGGCTGAGCCTATGCAGGATGCGAGGGCATGTCGGAAGGGAGCCAGGTCTGGCGTCTTGCCGTCACTGATCAGCGCGATCGCGGGGGTGGTGATCGCTATCTTGACCCCATAGGACCCCTTGGCCACGACGCCGATTGACGTCGCTGGCATTCCGCAACCTCGAACGATGGAGCTGCCGCCGATCTGGATATCGATCTCTGCGACGGCAGGGGTGCGGTTGACGATCAACTGCGGCCAATACTGCGTACCCTTGCCGCTGTGATACTCAGTCGCCCATACCTGCACGATCGCGGGGACCTTGGCTCCAGCTATCTCAGCTTCGATCTTCTCAGCCTTATAGGCCCCGTCGAACATGTCTTCCGCGATGGCGATCAGTTTCGGCGGCTTCGGCGCCAATGACTTGAGAAGGTCGAGCGACAGGCTGCGCGCTGCCCCGTCCGGGTCGATGTCACGCTTGGGTGTGCCTGATTGAGCCTGCTCACCACGACCGCGTAGAGCGTGACGCAGGTCGACGCCGAAAAGGCCAGCGAGGTCCTGGGCGGTGCCCTGAGCGGCTTCCACCATCTCCCTGAACGCGGGCTCAGAATACCAGCTTGGGTGCGTCAGCATGGGCGTGGCGGCGTCGCCGGCAAGCTGAATGGCTGTGTCGCCCCAAGCCGTCGAATATTCGTCCCGCGGCAGGGCCGGGCCAAAGCGGATCGTGATCTTGGTGCCGGCTGTTACTGCGCTCGCCGCTCGCGCGGTGACGATCGTATCTCCCGTGGTGCGGTCGAAGGACAGTTCCTGCCGCGTCCCCATGCTTTCAACGATGAGGGAGCCGCCACTCGCGAAGGCAGCGCCAGCTACAACGCGGTTGCCATTTCCGACCATGCCGCGCGTCGGCCGGCGTATCAGCTTCGATGACATCATCGGCCGCGTGACTGAGAACATCGTCGCCACCTTCGCGGGATCGATGCCTGGGCCAGTGTCGGTTACAATGAAGGTGTCCTCGTCGAGGGCCGTGAGAGTTGCCGATGGCCCGGCGTCGAGGGCGTTGTCGACGAGCTCTTTCAGCGCCATACGCCGGAGTTCGCGCTTGGACGCGCCAGCCTTCTGGCTCAGCCGGTCCGGGTGCAGGAATAGGCTGGCATCCGTCCGAATGAACTCGATCGATGCCGCGACCGATTCCCGAGCGCGCTGGCGGCGCTTCCGCTCACGGGCGAGGTCCCGCACCGACGAGGCGGGGCTAGAACTTGCGCTAACGGCCCTGGCAGCGTCGCTCATGCGTTCAGGGGCTTCCTGATAGCCGAGAGGGCGGCAGCCTCGTCAACGACGATGTAGCCGTAGCCTGTCGGGTTTTCTTTCACACCCGGCAGAACGCCGGCTCGGGCATCGCGGATGATCTCGCCGTAATGGCGGCAGTCGCGCTTATGCAGGTGCCACAAGTTGGCCAGGTTGCGGGGAGGGGCGGCGACAGCCATCAGCGACCCCCGATCCGAAAGGTTGTGAAGTCATAGCGCTCGGCGAACGACTTCCGGCGCGCTGGCGCAGCGGGTTCTGTTGGCTCTTCCGGCTCGCGCATGACGAGCGGGGCTGGTTTCACGCGGTCGCGGACAAACTCCCGAACGTCGGCGCCGTCCTTCCGAAGGCGTGCCAGATCGGCCTTGAACTCGTCGTCGGACCGGCAGTCCTTTTCGTGCGTCTTACGGTTGTTTTCGAACCGGGCGATCTTCCACCAGCCCAATGAAGCCGAGCCGCCTTCCACCCACCAATATTCCCAATGGACCCTGACAGCCGTCGGCCTGAAACGGCCCCCGTCTCGGGTGCGGCGCTTGAAAGCATCGGTGTTGTCGCGGCCTAGAAGGCTCTCGGCCATGCGCTGCTGCTGCGCGTTGTCGAAGACCGGCTTTTGAGCAGGGCGATCGTTCGCCCACTTCTCTCGCAAATGGCGCTCAAGCGCCTCTGTGTCGATGTCGGCTTCCTCGATCAAGCGGCCACACTATCGCGGCCGGAGATACGGTCCTCGATCCACTTGTCGATCTCATGTTCAACAAATGCAATGCGGCCTTCACTGAGTTTGCAGGGGCGAGGAAAGGTGCCGGCCTTCACGCGGAGATAGATAGTCGCTCGGGAAAGACTGGTACGCCGACAGGTTTCGCTCTGCGAGATGAGGCGGCTGGGCGCTGCCTGGGGTTCACTCACATTCATGCGGGGACAACCTCGAATATCAGGTATCCCGTAATATAACCCTCAAACCCTTTGCATCCAAGCGGTTAATGCTGAAATTACCGTTATCCCCACCACGGTTTGTTCACGGTCGCCGTTTTTTCGAACCTACTGACATTTTTGTGATCTTGCGGTCGATCGCGGCGATCTTCGCATCCCATAGTTTCAGGGCGGCGAGTTTCTCGGCGTCATACTGGTGCCGGTTGTAGATGCCGGCGACGCCGGAACGGAATCCGCTGATATGGTTCAGCACCACCTCGACGACATGCGGCGCCACACCGAGCGCAGACATGCCTGTTGCAACGGTCCGGCGCAGATCGTGCGGCGTCCAGCCTTGGTTCATGTCCTTGAGGTTCTGCAGCTTGAGCCTCACCGCCTGGGCAACGGCGTTGCTTTCGATCGGTCCTTCACCAGTGCGGGTAAACAGGTGCGCTTGCTGTCCCC